CGGGCTGTTTATCAGCCACTTCCAAACTTCAAGAGTCTGTTTGCAGGATCTGGAACCAACTCACTCATCCCGTTCTCGCAGGCACCAGGTGCGTTCGTTACACCAGCACACAGTGAGGGTGCAGAGATTACGTGTCCATTCCTGTGGCCGCGCTCATTCATGCGCTTGAGTGTGGCGCAGGATGCGAACGATCTGGGCTACTTGCGGTTCGTGGTATACAACGCTCTGCAAAGTGCAAATGGCTCTACTAGCAATGTTACCGTTCAGGTTTACGCTTGGATGGAGGATGTTGTACTAGCAGGACCCACGGTTGGAGCAGCTTTGCAGGCCGATGAGTATGGCCTGGGGGTTGTGTCTGCTCCAGCGTCTGCTGTTGCAGCAGCTTCGCGTAAGCTCGCAGATGTGCCAGTCATTGGGAAGTTTGCAAAAGCTACCGAAATTGGTTCCAGTGCAGTGAGTGATATTGCCAAACTGTTCGGTTTCACCAATGTGCCCGTCATCGAGGATACACGGCCTGTTAGGAACTCTCCGTTTCCGCAAATTGCGTCAGCTGAGATCGGGTATGTGAACGAGAAGCTTGCACTTGATGCGAAGAACGAGTTGTCCATCGATCCCGAGATTGCAGGGCTACCCTCTTCAGACGAGTTAGCTATTCCTCATTTCGTTTCCAAGGAGTCCTACCTCACATCGGCCACGTGGTCATCGTCGGCGGTTAGTGACACACCGCTTTTCACGAGTGTGGTCACACCGCAGTTGGGAGCCGTTACCGGTACGTCGTACTACTTCACTCCACCGGGTTTGGTAGCAACACTGTTCAGAAATTGGCGCGGTGACATCATCTACAGGTTCAAGTTCATTGCAACACCCTTTCACAAGGGGCGTGTCCGTATTAGCTACGATCCTGTGGCGTCTTCCGTTCAAACCTTCTCCGATACTGGACCATATGTGTTCAACAAGATCGTCGATTTGGGGGCGGAGACAGATGTGGAGTTCAGGATTCCGTATCAGCAGGCCTTGCCCTGGTGTTATACGGATACTCTCCCATCCAATAGCCTATGGTCAACATCCAGCACGCCGACACTGACACTCACAGACACGTTCCACAATGGTATGCTTTAGGTGAAGGTTCTCACAGCTCTCACAGGCCCGACTTCCACTTCGAGTGTAGCGATGCAGGTGTTTGTGCGTGGAGCAGAGAATTTGGAGTTTGCGAATCCCAGCATTGGAAACTACGACCTGACACCCTTTTCTGTACAGTCTGAGGAGTACTCTGAGCACTCTGGAGCTGAGACACATGACTTGGGTAAGGCTGGTGCACCCGAGGACAAGCGATACCTGGTTAACTTCGGTGAGTCTGTGAGATCTTTACGGACATTGCTGCGTCGCCAGAACTTGCTGGACTCGGTGTACATACCAGCAGCCACGGCAAACACTGTTGGTGTGTATAGGATCACGCAGACGCGTTTTCCTCCGCACTATGGTTTTGATCCCAATGGTTGGAACACAGCAAAGGGCTTGGTGGCCACCACGTCCAACTTTCCGTTCAACTTTGTCAATTCCACACCGTGGCACCTCATCTCTAGCTGCTTTGTGGCTCAGCGAGGTTCGATGATATGGACGTACAACCCGACAAAAGCAGCCCTGGGTATGGTGTCGCGTATTTCGCGATACAATTACACATTCCCGGGGTACCAGAACGGCTATGTAGCTGGCACCAATACCAACGCCAACATCATTGAGTGCTCGTACTGGAAAAACTCCAATGCGACGAATGCTGGTGCGTCGCTCACTCATACAGCCACCACCAATGGTCATAGCGTGGTTGCCCCCAGTTACTCGGCTTTTAAGTTCCAAACCACGCAACCAGACTGTTGCACTAGTCCTGGTGCTGCTGGGACGAGTAGGTATGACGGCACGGTATACGACTCCCTTGTTGTGGAGATCCCGTATGACGCTACCAATAACCCCTTGACTGGGGCCGTCATTGAACGCTACTTCGGAGTGGGTACGGATTACACCTTGCACTTCTTTTTGTGCTGTCCCATGCTCAACTTCGCATCAGCAGCCGCCATTGTGCCGGTCTAAGAGTACATTCAATAGTGCTCTATAAACACAACATGTCGAACGCGTGTAGCCCAGCGCGCTAGACAGAATCTTGGGCCCATCTTGTTAGACCAGCGTACTTTTTGTATGCCGGGGAGCTTGATGGAGGAGTCTTCGGACTCATGCATGCGCAATCAGAAGCGTATATTCTGACGCGGAGAATACCCGCCTAAACAAACACAATTCCATTCCTACGTGCAGGATGGGGCGGTACACAATACCGCCGGCCTTCCGGTCTTTTTAGAGTCTTAGATGCTATAAATAGGCCTTCGGGCCACCCTTTAGCATTTGACGATTTTAATATCCGGTCTGGCCTTCTTAGAAGCAC